CTTTGCTACACCAACTCACGTGTGCAAGACTACAATGCTTTCATCCGTGAAGTTCGTGGTCTTCCTTCAGCGTTCTCAGTTGGAGATGAACTCGTTGTAGCTCAGTCGTATATGTCTGGAAAAGTCTCTCTCAATGTTGAACGTGAAGTCTTCATCCGAGAGATCGATACAGACACATATAACGCTTACTATTCTGAACTGACTGGAGACAGCAAAGACCTCACTTACAAAAAGTTTCTGATCTCCCCTCCAGGCTCTCTTGGTGTTGGCTCTTTGACTTGTGATGTTGTGGATGACCCTGCCCAACTTCGAAACGTTCTCCAAGCTCTCAAGCGTAAGAAACGGTGGTCTGAGTTCTTTCAGCTCAAAAATCAGTTCCTGGATCTGCGGGATAAGTATGCCTGCACAGTCTACAAATCCCAAGGCAGTACATACGACACTGTCTTCATTGACTTGGGAAACATAGGTACTGCCCATGATCCTGAGCAAGTCGCTCGAATGCTTTTTGTGGGGGTGTCTAGAGCAACCACACGGATATTTTTCTATGGAAATTTACCCGCAAAGTATCAAGGAAAGGAAGCAGCATGACTACTACAGATTTCATTGCTGATATCATTGAAAAGTTGATGAGAAAATCTGTTCAGCGTAACGATGATGAGATAGAAAACCTCTTCAGCAAACAAGAAGCACTGACAGGTTCCAGCAGCTATCTGGTATCTGGCAGGCTTTATACTTCTCTTCCAGTTGCATCATTAGCGCATGCTCGCAAAGTGCCGGCACATCCATCCATCTTTGCAGAAGCGTTTGATGCACATACAGAGAAACTGGCTTTAGAACGTGACGAGCTGATTTTAAAGCAAGGCCTTAAAACACTGCTGGTTCCTTGCGTGAATTACCAAGATTTGCGTGATGCACTTCCCAATACGGTCATGCAGTTTCTACCTGTCATCGCTGACTTTCCACGCACCCGACCTGAAGCGTACACCTTGATAGATATGCCTATGAAACTTCATAGCTATGAATCAACAACGCTTCGGGTCATTGATCATTACCTAGCAAGCAGGATGCTCTTCTGATGAACTTCCAGACATTTACAGATCATGAGAACTCGACTTACCCTATCTGCATTTTAGCTCCCAAGCTCGAAACTGTTGGTATAACCAAAGAGTATCTTGAACCTTCTCTCATAGATCCTGAAGATGTCATTGCTTATCAGCTTCACACAACCGGCAAGAAAACCAAGGTAGTTGATCAAAAAGCCTTTCTCACTGACATGCTTGAATTGCTCAGTGAGATCGACACCAAGTACATCCTCGTTACCGATAGTGACTATTTCAAGACACTTGCAGGTGTAGCTAAAGTAGATCCCTACCTTGGCTATGTCCTTCCAAACAAGTTTCCTGCCGACATGGCAGGTCAGTTCAATGTCATTTTTGTACCAAACTACCGTCAGGTGTTTTACAACCCAATCCCTACTAGAGCACGTATCACAACTGCACTAGACGCTCTGTGGAGCCATATGAAAGGCAACTACCAAGAGCCAGGGCATGACATCCTCAAAACTGCTGAGTACCCTCACACGCCAGCTGATATCGCTGTATGGCTCCAAAAGCTTATGGACATGCAATGCCCACTGGCTTGTGACATTGAAGCCTTCTCACTCAAGCACTACTCCGCTGGTCTTGGCACAATCAGCTTTGCTTGGAACCAGCATGAAGGCATTGCCTTTGCAATCGACATGGGCATCCATGGTGCAGCTGTACGTAAGCTTCTTGTCAGATTTTTTCGTGAATTTGATGAACCCCTTTTGTTCCACAACATTAGCTATGATGCTACGGTCTTAATCTATCAGCTCTTCATGGAGCACTTGATCGATACAAAAGGTTTGCTTGATGGTCTCAAGATCATGCTTTCAAATTGGCATGATACCAAGCTTATCTCTTACCTCGCCACCAACACTTGTGCGGGTAACAAGCTGGGTCTCAAAGATCAGGCGCAAGAGTTTGCAGGTAACTATGCTGTCGAAGAAATCAAAGACATTACCAAGATTCCTTTGCCAGAGCTGCTTGAGTACAACCTCGTCGATGCATGCTCCACTTGGTTTGTTTACCACAAGTGGTGGGACAAGATGGTGGATGACGATCAGCTGAATATCTATGAGGAAATCTTCAAACCGGCAATCCTCGACATTATTCAAATGCAGCTGACAGGCATGCCTGTTGATATGGATCAAGTGTCCCAAGTGAAGTTGCTATTGGAGGTGGATCGAGACAGTGCACTTGAACGCATTTACCATGAACAGCACATCCAAGACTTCACCTACATGCTTGCTGAGCGTTGGGTAGAAAAACGAAACAACGAGCTTAAAATCAAGCGTGTTGTTTTGGCTGACTACCCTGACAAGTTCAATCCAAACAGTCCAGACCAGCTGCAAAACCTGCTGCATGATCATCTTGGGCTACCGGTCATTGAAAGAACCAAGACCAAACAACCAGCTACTAAAGCTGAAGTCCTTGAAAAGCTCAAAGCCTACACCGAAGATTCTCATATCATTGATCTCATCAATGCTTTGCTGGATTACAAATCGGTAGACAAAATCTACACCACCTTCATCCCTGCGTTGGAGAGTGCTGTAGAAGGTCCAGATGGATGCCATTACCTCTTTGGTAACTTTAACCTGGGTGGCACAGTGTCTTGCCGATTGAGCTCTTCAAATCCAAACCTTCAAACCATTCCTGCCACAGGATCCAAGTACGCAAAGCTTATCAAGAGCTGCTTTGTTGCTCCTGATGGTTGGCTCATGATTGGCTTGGACTTCAACTCACTTGAAGACATGATCTCAGCTCTCACGACTAGAGACCCAAACAAGCTGAAAGTCTACACAGACGGCTTTGACGGTCACTGCCTAAGAGCACAGTCTTACTTTGCTGAGCGCATGCCTGATATTGATCCAACATCTGTGAAAAGCATCAACTCGATCAAGACCCTCTACAAAGCTGAACGACAAGACTCAAAGATGCCAACATTCGCTTTGACCTATCAAGGAACTTACATCACTTTGATGGCAAAAGGCGGCTTCTCTAAGGTTGTCGCTCAACAGATCGAGCACAAGTACCACGAGCTTTACAAAGTAAGTGATCAGTGGGTAGCAGACAAACTCGATGAAGCTTCTCGTACAGGCTACATCAGTGCTGCCTTTGGTTTGCGTGTACGCACACCTTTGCTCCATCAAGTTATCCGCGGTAACTCTGCCACACCTTATGAGGCAGAGGCCGAAGGCCGTACTGCCGGTAATGCGCTGGGTCAATCATGGTGTTTGCTCAACACACGTGCTGCTTCTGAGTTCATGCAGAAAGTACGTGCCAGCAAGTACAGACTACAAATCCGGCCGATCGCTCACATCCATGATGCACAATATTATCTGATTCCTGATGATATTGAGATCTTGCAGTATGTGAACGAGCATCTGGTTAAGGCCGTTCAATGGCAAGAACATCCTGATATTGCACATGATACTGTCAAGCTTGGCGGTAATTTGAGCATCTTCTATCCCACTTGGGCTCAAGAAATTGAGTTGCCAAATCATGCTTCAGAAGACAGTGTCCGAGACCTTGTCTCTGAAGCAGCATAACACAAGGAACCAATATATGCTTGACGATCATCGTAATCCAAAGCCTCGAAAGGGCTCTTCAAAATCCCATTTCTTTTTGGCGGCCGTTAAGGTCATCTACACAAAAGATGAGGTTTTCAAAGAGCGTACCTTGAACGTTTTGCTTGAGTTGGAGACACCTGAAATTACCCAGCAGGTTCTTCGTGATACCCACAATGCTGCCCTTTCACGTCTTGAGACAGAGACAGGTATTCCTAAGACAGATGTCAAAGACACCGTCTTTGAAAACTTCCCTTATCTGGGTCACATGAAGCCGGAGGCATTTCATGCAAAAAGCTCCTAATATCTTGGAGACTGCCCGTGATGCTATTGCTGATCGGGCTTCTCAACGTGACGATGAAGGCAAAGCCGAACGCTCCATGGCTGCTGCTGTAGATGCCTTCAATGCTCTCAACGGTACATTCCTCAATGAGACCCAAGGATGGATGTTTATGGCTATCCTGAAGATGTCACGTGCTCGTCAAGGAACTCTTAACTTAGATGATTACGTCGATGGTGCTGCCTACTTTGCTTTGGCAGGTGAATCAGCTCAAGTTATCTATACTGATTGAACACCACACCACTCTAAACCACACCAGTACAGGAGCCAGACACCATGGCACAAATTACCAATATCAGCGGAATTTCTTTGCCATTGGCTGTCTGGCTTGCTGCTGATGGATATGACTTCTTCCCTAAAGGTAAGTCTATCTCAGCCACTGCACTGCTTAAGCCAGTACGTCAGATCCTGCTTCGGGAACGTCTCTCTCCTGAAGCACGGCAAACTCCTGATGTATCTGACTTCATTGCATCACGCCTTGGTCACACCATCCACGATGGCATTGAGAAAGCATGGACTCATGACTATGCCAGTTCTCTTCGCAAGCTTGGATATCCATCATCCTTGATTGAAAGGATCCGCGTTAACCCAGGTGATCTCGAAGAAGATGAGATCCCTATTTGGCTAGAGCAACGTGGCTCCCGCAAAATCATGGAATACACTTTGTCGGGTAAGTTTGACATGGTGCTTGAAGGCACACTTCAAGACTTCAAATCCACATCCGTCTACAGCTGGATGCTTGGATCCAAAGACGAAGATTACAAACTTCAGGGTTCAATCTATCGGTGGATCCATCAAGATAAAATCACCGAAGATCACATCAACATCCAGTTCATCTTTACAGACTGGTCACGTGCACAAGCTAAACAGAACCCCAAGTACCCTCAACAGAGAGTACTGGAGCACCGTGTAGAGCTCATGTCCCTGTCTGAGACGGAAGCCTGGATCAAAACCAAGCTACGTCATCTAGAAGCCTCTGCAGAGCTCCCAGAAGAGTCCCTGCCTGAGTGTACTGATGCTGAGCTGTGGCGTAGTTCACCCGTGTACAAGTACTTCTCTGATCCATCAAAAATATCAGGACGTGCCACCAAGAACTTTGCCGACATTAACGAGGCTAACCGTTTTTGTGCTGAAAAAGGCAAAGGCATTGTCATCACCGTTACCGGCAAAGTGAAGGCATGTGCATATTGCCCTGCTTTTCCCATATGCACCCAGAAGGATAATTACGAGCATGCTTGATCTAGAACAAGTTCCGCATCACCATGCCATTGAAGAGATCACACAAGTCCTGTCAACGAAGACCCAAAACAACGACAAAGCATTTTTCCGTGTAATCGTTGCTTACTCTCTAAGCGTCGTTGCCTCTTCTATGCGTACCACAATCAACACCAAAGACCGTGGTAACATACCGGTCAACACCTATACTCTGGCCTTGTCTCCATCAGGCACAGGCAAGGGCTTCTCCCTAGGCATTCTCGAAAACGAGATCATGCATGGATTCCGTCAAAACTTCGTTGAAAACACTCTTCCAGACATCGCTCAAAACAACATGTGGTCTATCGCTACAAAGCGTGCTGTCCGTAAACAGACTGATGAAAAAGATGAGTTTACTGGCCTGCTCAAAGAGTACAACGATACCGGCGCTTACCCTTACAGCTTCGACAGTGGCTCAGCTCCTGCCATCAAGCAGGTACGGCAAAAGCTTTTGTTGGCTGGTGCCGGCGCAATCAATCTTCAGATCGATGAGATTGGATCCAACTTGATTGGCTCCACCGAAGTCCTCAACACGTACCTTGAGCTTTATGACCAGGGTATGATCAAACCTAAGCTGACAAAGAACACAGCCGATAACAAACGACATGAAGAGATTGAAGGTAAGACCCCTTCAAACATGTTGTTGTTTGGTACGCCTTCAAAGCTTCTTGATGGTGGGTCCACAGAGGATGCTTTCTATTCCTTCCTTGAGACTGGCTACGGCCGCCGCTGTATCTTTGCTATGGGTCACCCTGAACCAGCAGCAAATGATGCTTCTGCAGCAGAGATCTATGCTTCTTTGATCAATCCAGCCAATGAAATGATGGCTGCTAAGTGGGCCAGTCATCTGACCTCACTGGCAACTCCAGACAAGTTCAACTGGTCTTTGGATGTGGCTGACGATGTTGGCATCGAATGTCTGCAATACCGTATCTTGTGTGAGCGTGCAGCTAAGGAACTGCCCCTCTACGATGAGATACGTAAAACGGAGATGTCACACCGTTACTTCAAAGCAATGAAGTTGGCAGGTGCATTGGCCTTTATTGATGAAAGTTTCTCTATCGAAATGTCTCATCTTCACTCTGCTATCAAGCTTGTAGAGGAATCTGGTGCAGCATTTCAAAAGCTGCTTACCCGTGAAAAGCCATACATGAAGCTGGCACACTACATTGCCAACTGTGGACAAGAAGTCACGCATGCTGATCTGCATGAAGCTTTGCCTTTCTATAAGGCAAGTGCATCAGCGCGTTCTGAAATGATGACCTTGGCAACAGCCTTTGGCATTCGTCAGCACATCGTCCTCAAGAAGGCCTTTGTAGATGGCATCGAGTTCTTTACCGGTGACACCCTCAACGAGACTTCTTTGGATGAGATCGATATCTCTTACTCGACTGACTTTGCCTACAACTATGGGCATGAGCGTGTACCTTTTGACCAGCTCCATAATCTGGTTACAGAGTCTGGATACCACTGGACAAACCACGCTTTTGTCAAAGAGCATCGAGCAGAAGAAAACGTGATCCAAGGCTTCAACATGGTTGTGTTGGATGTTGATGGTGGCGTTCGTCTCAGCATGGTTCATGAGCTTCTCAAAG